TCGTCAGTGAGTTCATACCGGGTGTCGCCCAAAGTGGCCGATAGCTCGGCCGACTCCGCGCCGCGGACGTATGTCACCGTCCGCGAGAGGTGCTGGTTGCGCATGTCGCCCAGCCAGCCCACAGCCGATTCGAGCATGTCAGGCACCGGGAGTACCTCACTGGCTCATGCGGATGCGGACGGTTTCGTCGGCGTCGGCCGCGGCGCGGACGCACTTGCCGATGAGCTTGTTCGCCCCGCCTTCCGCGTCGGTCTTCGCCTCGCCGTCGGCCACGTCCCAGTAGCAGTTCGCGCCGGCCGCGATGCCCGTGCCGGCTCCGGTGGCCTTGGGGAAGTCGAAGACGCCGACGACCGCCAGCGCGCCGAGCGTGCTGGCCGGGATGTCCACCTTGGCGACGCCGACCAGTTCGCCCTGGACCACCACGTCGCCGGCTGTCACGGCCGCGCCGGGCGTGTAGTCGATGCTCTTGCCGTCATGTACGAACGTTGCCATGTCGGTTAGCTCCTATGGTTGAGAGGCTTACGCCTCGCCCTTCATCTTCACGCCCGCCCGGTAGTCCTGGAGGGCGACGCCGAAATCGAAGTACCCGCGGAACTGGATGCCGAGGACGTTGAAGTCCGCGTCGGCACGCTCCACCGTCGGGGTCTGCTGCCCGTTGAGGAACGCGACCTCGACCACCGGCAGGTCGTCGGGATCGGCGAGCAGATACCACGCCTTGGCCGAGTAGCCGGGGATCGTGGCGTTGCTCAGGTAGGCCGAGTGGATGACGCTGAACTTGCCGGCGTGCGGGTTGTTGGTGACATACTTGCTCGACGCGCCGCCGTCGCGGAGTTCGGTCGAGTTCATCAACTGCGTGCCGCGAACCAGCAGCGCCGGCGGAACGAGCATCACCCGCGCGACGAGGCCGAGCGGGCTGCCTTCGGCGTCCTTCTGCTCCAAGAACAGCAGTTCGGCGTCGGTCAGGCCGTCCACCGACAGCGCCGTCGCCGCGCCTTCCTTGTAGTTGCCGCGGGCCGTGGTGAAGAATGCGGCGTTGTCGAGGAACGCGGTCCAGAAGACCTTGTTGAGCTTCAGCGCGCCGCCGCGCCCGATCTTCCGCGGCACGGCCGTCAGCGCCCCAAGGTCGTCGTTGATGAGGTCCGTGCGGGTGATGGAGAACATCCGCCCGTAGGTCTTCGCCTGGTTGGTGAAGGTTTCTTCATCGACCGCGCCGTGCTTCAGTTCGCCGGTCGGCCCGACTTCCTCGTACTCGAACGCCCCGGTGAGCCGGTAGCTGGTGACGGCCTTGAAGTCGCGGACGCTGCGCGTGGCGGCGATCCGCTTCCAGGTGTCTTCCACCGACTCGAAGCCGGCCAGCAGGAACTTGTTCGCCACGTTCGACAGGATGCCCGGCAGGCGGAACGTGCTGAACGCCGCCTGGAGCGCGCCTTCCATGTCGGAGCGGAACGTTCGGCCCTGGTAGCCGTTGGCCCACGCGCCCTCCATGATGAGTTCTTGCAGACCGATGCCGCTGCGGAACCGCCGGCTCGCGGCGTCGAGGACCTTCTCATCGAAGCGCGCCTCGGATTCCTTCAGCCCCGCGGTGATGCAGACGGCCGCGGCGAGCACGTCGGCATCGACGGTGTTGTCGCGGATGTGCGCAGCCGGGGCCTTCGGACGTTCGGCGCGCAGCACCTCAAGCTCCGTGCGGCCGGCGTCCCAGCCTTCCTCGATGGCCTTCGCCTCGATGTCCGCGTGCCGGCCGGCGCACACCTTCCGGATGGACTCGATGCGCTTGGTTTCCTCGACCGCGGCGGCGCGGATGTCCGGCACCGGATCGGCGACGGCCGGGGAGGCGTCCTTGCCGGCCCCGTCCGTCTGTGCCGCGGCTTCGACCTTGGTCTGATCCTGCTTGTCTTTGTTTTCCATAACTGGTGTCTCCTTGGCCGACGCGGCGACGCTCGCAGAGCTGTTGCTGTCGGCGGCTAGATCGACGAACGAAATCTCCCCCAGCGTCGCCTTGCGGACGACGTTGACGGGTCCCTTGAACTCCCGACCGTTCACCAGAACGGTCTGGTTCTCACGCACGAACTCGAACTGCTCCACCGACGCCCCGAGCGACGCTTGCCAGGGGAAGCCGTTGCGGGCGGATGCGACGATCTCTCGCGCTGCGGCCGTGTCGCGCGAGACAACGCCCGCCGCGACGAGCTTGCCTTCGGAAACGGCAAGCTGGTACGTGTGCCCGACGCCGGCCGCGGCGTCATGCCCGAAGCGGATCGGGCGCGACTGCGACGGGATTGCCAGGCCCGCCAGGTCCACCACGACCGGATAGCGCCAGCCGGCGATGCGCATGGCCCCGCCGGTGTAGGCGACCATCGAGAAGCGCGGCAGCTTCGGCTTGCCGTCGTCGTCCGCCGCTGCAATGTCGGCGGCGGCTTCGATGGACAGCGCGCCGGGGTCGCTGAGAAGTTGCACGGTTGCGCCGGCTTCGGCGCGGGCTTGCTGCTCGCACACGGCGCGGCGTTGCTTCGCGTCGGGGAACTCGCGAACCATCGTTTCGTCCGCCATGCAGCGGTCGATGAACTGCTCGCGCGTCTCGCCTTGGTTTGGTTCAGGCAGCGGCACGGCTGTCCTCCTTGTCTTCGGGTTCGGCGTCGTCGGTGTCGCTTTCGTCGGTGTCGGTTTCGTCGCTCGACTGCGGCGCGGCCTGCGCCGCCGAGAGGCCGAGTTCCTTCATGAGCGCCGCCTCTTTGGCCCGCTGGCGAAGTTCGGTTTCCCAGTCCTTGCCTTGGCGGGCGTACTCGGTGGCGAGCGTGGTCGTGTGGCTGGCGAGCCGCTGCGACTGTGCGGCGGCTTCCTTCTGCGGGTCCACGTGTTCGTGCCCGTCCCAGAACCATTGATGCGGCGCGTCGGCGATGTCGCCGGCACCGAAGACCTTCACGGCCTCGGCGAGCCACGCGGAGAAGATGCGGTCCAGAACGGCCGCCTCGATATGGGCCTGTTCGACCCGGATGGACTTGTAGTAGGTCTGGTGGTCCAGTCGCCCGGACGAGTAGTTGTAGCCGCTGGAGTTACAGGCCGCGATGTTGTACGGCATGTTCAGACAGCGCGCGATCTCGTTGAGGATCTCCCGCTTGAACATGTCGTAAGTCGTCGCCGGCTGCTCGGCCTTGACCTGCGACGGTTCCCAGCCTTCCGGCGTGAAGACGGCCATGTTCGGGGCGAACTCCATTTCGGTCATGGGCTCGACCTCGGCCGCTTCGCCGCCGGCGGGCGCGTTGGTCTTCATCAGCACGGCGATGTTGGCCGCGCTCTCGGCCGCGGCGATGACCGCCAGCGTGTAGCGACGTAGCTGCGCAAACAGCGGCAGCGCCGGCAGGATGTCCGGCAACCCGCGGCTCTGGCCCGGCCGGTCGGCGCGGAACCAGTGGATGACGCTGGCTGCGGGAACGCGGTCGTATTGCGTGCCGGCGGAAGCGGCTTCGCCTCCGGGGTGCTGCTTGAGCACGTGGTACTCGACGGGATTGCCGAACTCGTCCAGCACGACCCCATCGACGGCGTTGTCCTTGGCGAACGAGAGGTTGGGCGTGGTCACCTGGTCGGCTTCGATTAGCCGCACGTCGAGCTTGACGGCCGAACCGTGGCTCGCGTTGCTAACGAGAAGCGCGAAGGCTTCACCGTCCTGCGCGCGAGCTTGCCGCATCGTGCGGAGCTTCTCGGCTAGACCGACCGCCTTCGCCCACCGCGCGAACTCCGCTTCGATCGTGCGGTTGTCTTCGGCCGAGTCGGCGAGCATCTGGAGCCGCGGGCCGGTGCCGATGACATCGTTGGCCAGCGTGAGCACGATGCCGCGGGCATAAGCGTTGTTTGCCACTTCGTAGCGGGCGCGGTTGCGAAGGGTGCGCCGGACCTCCGGTGAGGCGGCGGCGTCGGCAGAAAGATGGTCGGCATTCGCCCAGTGCTTGCGGTTGTCGGGCGTGGTCTGCGCGGCGTCGAACTTCGCCCGCACGAGCAGCAGTTGCCCGGCAGCCTTGACCTTCTTCCGCTTTGTCCAGGGCCACAGTCCCATGCGTTACACCGTCCCCGGCGGCACGATCTTGACCCGCGTGAACCCCTTGGCCGGGTTGCGCGATGCCGCGTCCTTGCCGGCCAGGTACTTGTCCGCGGCGATCTGGTCGGCCAGCGAATGCTGCTGTGCGCTTACGCCGTCGGCGCTGGCCTGCTTCGGGCCTTCCGCGTTCTGCTTGATTGCGTCTTTCAAGTCGTCCGCCATGTGTCACCTCGATTGCGGGAGCCGGAGTCGAACCGGCCACCTCGGGCGTATGAGGCCCGACAGCCCACCAGGGCTCTTCCCGCTGTAAGCCCGGCCGAAGCCAGGGCAACCAGTCGCGCGGCCCAACAGAAAAGGCCATGCCGGGTATGCGGCCCCGCATGGCCTTCGTCTGTGGCTTCGCGCCGGGGATCAGCCGGCACGCCGCGCGTCCTGGTTGTCTGCTCTCACACTACCGCCGAAATTGCGCCCCGCGAAGGGCCTTCCGACTCTCGACGGCAGATTGTGCCATATCTGTCATTCGCTCCCGGTTTCCGGGCCTTCACTCGGCCACGTCGGCGAGCTTCGACGGCGTGACCTCGTAGGTCGTGACCCGCCGGCCACAGTTCCGGCACTGCCGGTAGCGAACGATCCGGCCCATCGAGTGCCGCGTGTTCAGAACCGGCAGGTGGGCGCATCCGCACTTCGGACACACCACGCCTTGCTTGCTGTCGGCCGGAGGCCATCGCTTCCGGGCGCTCTCGTCGGTCATGACACGCGCCTTCTCAGGTCTTCCTGTGTA